TCTTGATATTATATCCTATAGGATTCTTATGGAATCGATTACCAAAACAGATTTCATATTGTGCAAAAGTATTCAGTACAGCATTCAAATTACGTCTAATCTTAACCTTAGTAATGTTTGAGGTAATTGATGTATCAACATTATCAATAACCTGAACAACCTTACTATATTTGAATCTTCCACCAAACTTATTAAAATCAACAGAATCCGAATATTGTGTTAGAGTGTTAATAACATTTGTTCTTAGATTCTCAATATTAGAAACTGCTGATGAATTGTAGTAAACTGTGCTATCAATCTCAACATAAAGTAATTTAAGGTCTATAATTTTTTGATTTATTCCTGCTACAGAATATTTTTTCAAATCATTTAGAATACTAGTCTTTGTAAAGTCAGAAATTGACGTACCATTTTTTGGTTTAATACTGATCAATACTGTTCCAAATTGAGGTGGGTCTAACTCTTCTCCACCAACAATTGAAACAGACTCAGTATTGGGGTATACTTGCTGAATAATCGATTCGTAATCCCTCGCTGTGACCGCCCGGTACTGCGAAGAGTACACTCTTGGGGCAAAGTACTTAACGGAGTCAATTGACTCGATTGAAGCGCCTCCCTTGGACGAATCAACGGTTGTTACAGTTACTGTACTGGAAGGATCAATCGTTATTCCATTGGAATCTACAATCGTTCCAGAGAAGGTGAAGACTCTTGGACCATTACCATCTTCACCATCAGTAATGATATAACTTGCTTTGATAGTAGTTCCATTTTCTACTTTCTTACCGAAGACATCATCACCAAACAACAACTCATATTTCTCATCAGTTACTTCTTGAATTAAGAAGATTTCAGAGGTTTTATCAATTTCAAATAAGTTATCAACTGCACTATATGTTCTACTTCCAACTTTTACTCTAATAGTGCTAGCATCAATACCAGAATTATCGAGTACGAATCTTTGATTGAGTGATGTATCTGCAGTAAACGTTTTATTTAAAAATACACCCTGATAGATGGTTACATTTTCAAAGGACGCAGATCCATTTGTTACACTAACCGTAATATCTTCTGGAACTGAAAAGATATATGGACTTGATTGACCATCACCCCCAATGCACACCAGACCCGCTTTAAGGGTGATCTGAGGTGATGTGGTGGTAGTTGCTATGTTAAATGATATTCTCGCCGTTGCTGCCTTTTTTGAGCGGGGTACATAACCAACATTACGCGCTAATGCTACAACATTTTCACGAAGAGTCGCTGAGTCTAAGAAAGACTCATTGACGATCATATTTGAATTGAAAGCAGTGATATATGTATTATATGCTAACGTATCGATCAGGACAGAAAAATTTGATCCCTCAAAGTCAAAATCCGTGAATGTAGAGTTTGCACGGAGATAATCCTTGATGGATGTCTTTATTTGATCGAAATCTAGATTAGTAAATTTTGTAAAAGGCATGTTATCTTCTGGTTGCCTCTAAAATGTAGTTAAATTCTTGCTGAGGGAAGTCTTGTCCTATAATATCAAAGTAAACGGTGATATCAAAAGCGTTTTCATCGTATCTTGGACTGACTTCAACACGAACATTATCAGCTCTAGGTTCGTAATTTACAATGGAGTTATAAATTTGAGTCTCAACAGTGGTCGCAGTACCATAATCTACAAAATCAAACAAACTAGTTGTTAAATTTGACCCAATTGTGTTATTAAAAAACCTTTCGCCAGGTAATGTTTGAACAATATTACGAATTGAACGTTTAATCGCATCTTCATTCTTAAGCACAAGGATATCTCGCGTCACAGGATGCATATCAAAGGACAAACTAATGTCCTTAAACTGTCGAGATATCCTTTGTACCACTGAAATTTCTCAAGTCTTCTTTTTATTTATGCCCCAGTTACCCCATAATTTGGTTCTGTACCATATTCCCAGTCATCATAATCATCATCATTTCTGATTTTTTGGTGTAATTCCGATTGTTCTTTTAAATGATGTCTTTTTGGTGAAATATCATCGTGCATAATCTCCTGAATCACCTTTTTTTGTGGATCTGGAGAATTATAATCAGTTACAAGGTGTGTTGTACCCCACATTTGGTACATGTAATCAACATTTCTGTCTGGATTTGGTGAATTCGCCATTTTTTTCGTTCTAAACTGTAAAATTAGAACTTTTTTCGGGGTTTCTATCCCGCAAAATTATTTATTTTCACGTTCTTCGGTGGTTTCCCAGAAATATTCGTCGGTATCACCCAGTCTTCCCCAGTCAACACCGTTCTCAACCTGATAATATTCTGTAGAAACCTTAAAATCAGGTGTTTTTGGTTTATCTGGAGTCAAACTTATATCATAAACACGACATCTATTGTTAGGATAGAGTGCAAATTGTCCATTGACTAGTTCAATAAGGTTAAATGACTTATGTTCTTGAGGAATTTCTGCCGTACTATAGTCAATAATGTCTGCACTGTTATGATAATTGTCTAAAGTACAGATATAATACCCTCTCATTGATCCAAAATGACGTGTACGAACCTCCCAGTCCATTGATGCGACAAATTGCTTTGTAATTGTCGTCACACCATAGTCCATACAGTTCCAAAACTGCAGATTTTCCAGGTCCATATCAGTCTCAGGTGTCTCTGGACGAGACAAAAAGGCACTAATCGGTAATTTATCATAAAGAGCACCATATTCTGGTAAATATGTCTCAAAATAAAAAGCGCGTCCAGGCATCGACTTAGCCGATACCCAAACGCCCTCAACAAATTCACCATGACCATCTTTTAAATCGCGTAGGTATTCTTTACGAACCCATACTCTTTGTGCTGGTAGATTGGTGATTAAACAACTCATCCTTTTCCTTGACCCCTATACTTCTTACGTGCTTTATTGCGAGAAGACGCGGCGTACTTCGTTCCTCCCCCATCGCCTTGACGAGATTTCTTAGGAGGTCCCGGAATATAAGAAGTCTTATTCAGTCCACCTTTTGCGCGTACAGCCATAATTAATTCTCCAAAATTTCGTGTGTGATTTCATGTGGTTCGGGAGAACCCGTCTCATAAAATTGTTGAGCCAGGTCCTCCATTGCATCGAAAAATTCTTCCTCAGAAAGATCTGTGAAGATTTTCTCTCCTTGCTTTAATATATTAAATCGTGAGGGTTTGTTTTCCATCAAATGATTCTTGTCTTCTCGTGACCAACTCTAATACGAGGATCACACCAAATCTCAAATCCTGCTTCCTTTGCATCCAAACAGAAACTCACATCCTCTCCGCACATATCTTGAACCTCTCCAGATTCAAATACTTGCATCTTCGGAGCAAACCAAGGATACTTCATCTCCGAATGCTCAAAGACTCCGTTCTTGATCAGCAACCATCCAAATCCAGTGTAATCGACTGTGAATGGCTTTCTACGCTTGGAAATTGATTCCAATGTTTCATGATTCATCACTCCACCATTGTTACGGAAATCATCTTCCTCTAACCAGTGTGCAACAGATGTCGTGTGACCGTCCTCAGTGCAATACCACCCAGCAGCAATGTCTTGTTCCATGAGAACCAACTGCCAGAAGTTGTTGCTATTGAATACAATATCACTATCGATCCACAGTTGCCAATCATAATTCAACTTGCCGTCCCAGGGAATTTGGTCTGGTCCACGCAGTACGTTTGCACCAAGACACTTGCAACGGGCAAAGTTCACCATTGAACTGTAGTCTTGGGAAATCTGAATACTTGCCCCTGCCTGAACTAAGTCAAAACAAAGTTGTACAAAGTTCTTCAAGTAAGTATAAGAAACTCCTCTTCCAGGAAGACAAAAGACAATCGATTTTCCACGAACCAATTCTTTTGCTTTTTCATAGTCCCACTCTGGTTCTTTTGTTGAACTCACGGGCGCTTTTGCTTTTACAGTAAATCCTTTAGCCATAAGAAAGTGTAATTACGTCAGGTTGTACGTACAACGAATATCATACAATATTATCTATACAATGTCAATCTACTTCCCTTTCAGACATGATAATCTCACTACCCTCTAGGGAAATATTGATCTCTGTATCTTCATACCAGGACAGATCATTCGCCATCCATTCAGGTATTATAACATAATATTCGCCAGTTACTGGATCGACCTGTAGAGGTTGAAAATTTTCTCCGGAATTTTTTCTCATCGCCGTTAAACACGTTTGGGTTTTTGTTTTTATATAGCAAAAACTAAATATCTCCCTTGTGTAACACTTTGTAGACTACAGGGACCCATGGGTTTTATATACGGGGGGCTTATACGCGCCGCGACCCCCGAAGGGGCGGCGACGGGGGCACTGCTGTTCACGAACGCATGAGGTCACGCAAGGGCACAGCGGTTGACCCACTGCCCCGCCGATTGCTTCAGGTTGAGCAGCAGGCGGAGCATGTCGCGACGGCGCACGGTGTGGTTGCTGTAGTGACCAGACCGCCAGAAGACCATCGCCTGACGGGTCATGGGATAGAGTCGGATTTGCTCCGTCGCGGTGGAGTCGGTGTCGATCACGATCACGGGTTGCTGCATGGGTGCCTGTCGTTTGCTTTGGTATTGTAGCAGATCAGAGGGGGATGACGCGAACGTCGTCGGCACCCGCCACCAACTGATCCACACGGTCCTGCTGCAACTTCAGAACGACCGACGAATTGCGGTTCGCTTTGGACAAACCCAGGAAAGCACGAATCCCGTTGTTGCTGGTGACGCGGAGGCGGAGACCGACCTCAACGATGTGGTGATCTTTGACCAGCACGACCTTACGGGAAGTCATGCCGCGACCCTTCTCAACGCGGGCACCGTATCCGTCTTCTAGGAGACGGGCAGCGCGGATCGCTTCGTGTTCGATCACGTAGCAGCGTTGGGCGTCGGTGTCGGTGATCGCCATCACCATGCCGTCGTTTTCTGCGATCAGTTCGGAGCGCAACCAAGCGGTGAGGGTCACGGGGTCGATCGAATCAAGAGCAGCAGAGCAGATCTCATTAAAGAGGTCGCGGCACTCATTCACAATCGCGTCGCGCTTAGCGGTCTCCCACTGACGGGCATCGCTGACGAACTTGAGAAAGGGATTGAACTGAGAGGCGTCGATCAGGGTGTCGGTCTTTGAGGTGTTAACCCAATCGAAAGATCCGTTCTTCAGTCCTGCCTTGTGCTTGATGCTGATTCGCTTAGCGCCTGCCGTGGCGTCTGCCTTGTTATGGGTGCCGCCCTTATGGGTCACGATGTCGGGAAAGACGCGGTGATCGTTGAGCAGTTGAATGGTCGCCAGTTCGTTGGCGATGCCTTCGTGATGGGTGCTGCCGTTGGTTTTGAACATGTTAGTAGCGGGTGGAGTGCCACCCGACGAATTGAACAGTGTAGGAGGGGGAGTCTTTAGGGCGCTGCCGTTCCCTTCCTGTGTATCTTACCAGATCACGGGGTTTCCGTCAAAGTCAGTCACGGTGCCCTGTTCGGTGTCCTCTGCGATCGACTCCAGAATTTCCAGGAGTTGGGCACCGTCAGCGGCACGGTTGAGCAGGGAGGTAGCAAGGTCGCGGGTCATGGTAGGATGTTGGTTTGGTTTGGCGGCAGTCTTTAAGGCGCTGCCGTTCCTATGGGATCAGAGATCCCAGAGCATGTCGTTCATTTCCTGGGCGTCGATCGCGGGGTCGTCCCAGCGAACGCCGTCGCCAGTCTTAACCAGGTGGCGACCGATCTGCCCGTCAGTCATGCAGCGGACGAACTTCTCCCAGGGGGTCTCAATGCCTGCCTCCCTGTAGGTCACACATGCCTTAGCGGTGTTGTACAGGAACTCATCGTTGCCGATCCACAGGGCGGCATTCCAGGTTTCGTAGTTTGCCCAACCGTTGTAGGTTTCGGTCATGGTGGAAGCGGTCATGTCGGTTCGTTTGAACTGAAGTCATTATAAGGGGTCAGGGGTGCCCTTTGGGGCGGATGGTGGACGGTTCAGCAACCGAACACCAGGTCAGCGATGGCGTTGGTGTTCTCATCAGCACGACACCAGCGGATGGGTTCACCAGAGGGAGGGCACATCCAGATCATGCAGGGTTCACCCCAGAACTGAGCGATGCGGTAGGCATGGTTGATCGACTCTGCCCACCAGCAAGCGTGCTGATCGAACTTGGACCAGTAGGCGGGTTGAACGGCGAAGGTCATCTTGGTTCGTTTGGTATGAAACCATTATAGGGGGCAGATCCGCCGCAATCGGGGAATGGGTGGACAGTACGCTCATCGTCACGCGGGCAGCCGAAAGTTAGTTATACAAACTCTCAGGGAGTTTGTGCAAACTTAGCGTTGTTGAAGTTAGCATGACTGAAACGCTCACGATTCACCAGTTTCATTGTACCGAACTCATTAGAGTAGACATAACCTTCGGCGTCAATTCGATCAGATCCAATGTAAGCAGCAGGACCATCATTGCGGCAAAGGAAGAGTGCATCATCTTTGATAGATTTGATCAGTTTCCAGTAAGCAATCAGAGTGTAATCACAGTCAAATGCATTATCATCAATCTCCACACCTTCGCGGATACACTTATTCAATGCCTTCTTAATCTCTGCTGCTTTCTTATCATCAACAAACTGAACACATTGCGCCATTTGCTTAGCGAACTTGATCACATCATCAAGGTCATGAAAACGGCGCAGTCCGTCATCATAATACCCAGAGAAGATCCGTGCCTTGGGTTTCACAAACTTACAGTTATGTCCATCCTCTAAGTTAACAGTCAGAGGGATTGCCCAACTATCACGGAGGTCATCATTTGCCTCATAACGGGTATGTGGAGCAATGATGATTTCCTCATGAATTACTTCACTGAACTGATAGGTGATTGTGTTCGGAGTGTATTCTGACTGTCCACCGAATCCGATGAAGTCACCTTGGAAAATGCCATCTGTATGAGGCAACCAATCAAAACAAGCGTGAAGAATCTTTGCAACTTCGCCTGCATGGTTAGCATCAATGTCCGCATGAGATTCGTTGATCTTAATCTTTACTTTGTTGAAGACACTTTTGGTGCCTACGAAGAAATTACCCGTAGCAGGATTGCGACCCCAAACAATAGCGGGAGCACCGTCGATCTTGACGCTGAGGGTGCCTGCTGCCTCAAACCAGTCCAGGGCGTTCAGGTCACCCGTCAGGATGGTGTCTTCGGGGTGTTCGATGTGTTTGTTTTGCATGAGAGTACAATACACGGTTTTGGGGTCTTGTGCGGGTTTAGTGGACACTCCGCCAACTGGTCGGGCAGCCGCTTCGCGGTATAAAAAAAGGGAGGCAATCGCCCCCCCAATTCTTTATGCAAACATGAACCCATCTTGGAATTCGTACTCATTGTAAACAGGAGAAGTTCCTGCCTGTCCGATGAACTTGTGGACGAACCAATTGAAGTTGCGTTGGAATACACATTCGCCCTTGATTCCGTGCTCCGAAAGAATAGCATTCAGACGGGACTTAGTGGTCACAGACTGATAACCACCGTCGAAGATCTGAACGAAGTCAT